AGTAGTTGAGTTATCACCTGTATGGTTTTTCTTACCAGCAAACCTACCAACAGCATTAAGTTTAAAACCCATCACGCCAGATAGACCTACATCAAACTTACATCTTGCTACTGTTAAACTAGCTGTATAGTCAACACTCTTACCGTCCTGATCGAGCTGGTAGTTGACCCGTGGGAGGGTTACATCGAAGTCATAGGCATAACCTACATATACGTTGCTTGCAACGCTTGTAAGGTTCTGTCCAGGTACTTTAAAGTATGTACCAGTACCGTCTGTACCTACCTCTGGAGTAATTGTAAAACCAGAGTTGTTATATGTACCAGCTGCAGTTGTACCAGCAATAATTAATACGTTTTTTTGATCAGTTAAATTTGCATAAGGTAGGTAACACTTAGAAAAAAGATTAGTAGAGTCATAAGCAACAGAACTAGCCTGTGCATATAGATCCATACAAGGGTTAATCTTCTGACCCTGAGCATTAGTTATAATAGCTACCTCTGGACTCTGAGTTAGGTTTGATTTAGATACGGTGTATTGATTACCTTGTTTAGTAACACAGTACATATCATCCTGATCTAGAGCTAGACCCTGAACTGTTCCAGGTAAACTCCACTTAAACCAAGACTCCATCAATAACTCTTTACCATTTGAGTAAGTCTTATAGAAATAGATCTCATTACTATCTTGTGCAGACATAGCAATGAACTCATTCTGAACACTAGCTACAAGAGTATCTACATCAATCGTTATCCACTCATTAACAACCCTTCCTATATCTAATATATCTGGACTCTCACCTAAACCCTTGGTTGACATAGCAAACACCCTAACGAAGTTAGGAGTCTTACTAATAAAGTTCATGTGAGTACCAATGTCTATTGGCTCAACATCATCGCTCATCTCCATGTTAGACATGGGAGCTATCTTCGCTGATTCTGGATTCAACTGTCCATTTTCTTCTCCATACATCAAGAACTGTTGGTTTTTAGCAAAGAGTACTAAACCCTGTCTAAATGGTTTAACAGAGAATAGTTTACAAGGTCTAAGAGATGCACAATTTGAAGATATTCGATCACCAGGTGAATTAAATCTTGCTGTAATCCTATAGAAATCAAATGGCTTAGTTCCTTTACTGAGTACTACATTATCTTCAGTTAATACACCTAACCTAGCATCATGAAAGAAGAGTTTAGTAATAGTTTTACCAACAAATACAGGGTGTGGATTTGTAATATCACTACCTACCATCCTGTCTTCCCAAGGTACTTCTTCAAAATCAAAAGTAGTAGCTCCTGTATTAACTAACCTATGAGGCATAGTTGATGCAGTTAAGCCTGTTGAAATATTGGGAGCAAGTGTTTCCTTCCAGTAACCACTACCAGCTGTACCATTATCTGCTACAAACTTTGTATAGATATCATCAGTCTGATCTCTTGATCCATGAGTAATACCTACTACATGATTATGAAATGAGTTAGGAGGTAAGGATGCTTCATCAAGCGCCCAATCCTGAAAGACAACTAGCCTCTTATTATCAATTCCTCCTTTAGCTTCTAGGGTAAAGGGAGTTCTAGTAGAACTAACTACATAATCTAATTGTAGTTGGTTAGAATATTTAGTAACTGTCAGACCTGTTATATTTTTATTATCTATTTGTTGTTTGAGGTTATCTAATACCGTGTCATAAGTAGCATTTGCTGCTGATCCCCATGCACAAGTTTGTATGCCACCTTTTTCATTAACAATAGCTGTACCACCTAGTTTAATTTCAAAGTTTTGACTTTGGATAGAGCTAGGACCATCAGGAAATGTACTGATTAATATCGTTCCTCTACTAGAAGCAACAAATGTAGGAGCTGCCTTAGCTGTAATAACTTTTGAATTGTTTGTTATGAATGTAGCTGCATCTACAGTGAGTACATCATAGTTTGAATTAGTTCCATTCAGATAGGCATGTGCTCCTATAGCTGCATTGGTTGTTTTATCAGTAATTGTACATACTGCACCAGTATCTGCATTCCATACATGAATAGTGCCGTTAGTGTTACCTACTTTAGGTGTGATACATCCTATATATTTAGTAGCACTTCTGTTTATATAGAACCACTTGGCTCCATCTAATTGAGTACCACTGAAGTCTGTACCACTACCATTCTTTAACTTAGATATAAACTTAAAACCAGGTCTCTTAGTTAAGCCTAGTGTTACGTCTGGAAAACCATTCAAACACTCTCTTACCTGACCTGGAAGTTTCTTGTTATCTGCCTGTTTAGATACACCACTTAAGTAGTTGGATATCTTTTGTGTTACTGCTGCCATTATCTAGAAAGTGCTTGATATGGTTGATAACTAATGTAAGGGTGTGATCCATCAGCTTTGCCAAAGAATGAATAATCACCTTGACTTGTTTCATACTCAAGAGCCATAGCTCTCATGTATGCCTCCTTCTGTTGAAGCATTTGGTATTGGGTGTTATCTCCAATGATCCGACTAGAGGTAATGGAGGATGCTCTAGCTGTTATATAATCTTGTATTGGTCGTGGTAAATCTACCCAGTCAAATAGCCATACGATGTCGCAATCTACAGCTCCATCTGTCCATTTATCTGTGTGATGTTCTTTGTCATATAATTTTCCACCTCTTCTAACTGCATGTTTATCATCCGCATGAGATCTACTAAGGTCTATCTGCAATACGTTGTTTGGTATGAGTATCTCATCGTTAGTATCAGGTGTCATTTCATAATGTGCTTCCTTATTAAAGGACCATCCTTCACTTTGAACTTCTCTACTAACTTCTAAAAGTGTTTGATAAGCAATCGCAACGTCTGGGTTGGTTTCATCCAAAGTGGTGACAGGAGCCTGACCACAAGCCATAAGGATTTGATTTATTGCAGGTAATTCTGTAGCAGCATTAGTGGTAGGGAAAGCCATAGGTATAAATATTTATGAATAAAAAAAAGGGAGCCGTAATGACTCCCTTAATAGTTAGAATGCTGAAGGAGCTGAAGCACCTACATACAATTCAACAGCAGCAGCTGGATTAACATAATCTGCGCCACATGCCAATCTTCCAAGTATCACATCACCTTGGTAAATGACTGAAACGTCACCCTTGGTTACTTGTACTTGAGGACCAATAGCTTCTACAACACCTGCAGCTTCACGTTGGAAGATAAGTCCACAAGACTTAGATCCTAGTTGAGTTGCTGTACCGTAGTCGTTATTAAGACCTGTTTGTCCATCATCTGCATCCTCTGCAGTGACTCCAACGAAACTACCTACATTTGTAGGAGAAGTAACGCCTGTTGTACCGCCGTAAGCAGTACCATACTTACCCAAGAATGGAATATTCATGGATTTGAAAATTTTGATTCCAGCGATCTCAACAATTCCATTACCCTTCTGACGGGATGTACCTTGCTCGTCTCTGTTAACTAGACCTGAATCTCCAGTTTGCTGGATCAATTCGTAGTATTGACGTGGGTTTAATACCGCTACTCTTCCGTCAGTACTTACTCCTTTCTCATCGAGTGCAGCAGCTGCATCGTAGAAAGCATTTACTAAGTTCGCAGGAACATAAGCATCAGAGTCATTGGTTGTTGCACCAACACGAATCTGTGTACCACCTGGCTCGACAAAGTTTGTCTTAGTGATAGGTGATGCAGCTCTTGCTCCACGTGTAACAGCTCTGAAAGCGAGTCTGTCATATTTCTCAGCTAGAGCATAACCAATCTTACGAGAGATCTCTGACCTCAAATCGTAATGAGCCAGAACTTCGTCTAACTCGTAAAGGAAAGCTGAACTGATAAGAAGGTCATCAACTGTGATGGTCTTCTCTGCTACTGGTGGTGCTCCATCTGAGTTACCCAAGATTGGTTTGCCTGGAGTATGGAACTCACTTGTGGTGCGACCTGTGTAGATGAACTGCAATGATTTGCCGTTCTTAAGAGTTCTCTTCATGAGAAGGTCTCTAGCTATAGCATTGTGCTGGAAGCCTTTGAACATCTCACCTGAGAACAATTTGAGATATAACTGCCTTACATCACCTGTACTATTCGATTGACCCTGACGGGTTAACGAAGTAGCGGTTCCTGAGGCATTTTGATGTGCCATTTATCTATATTTAAAAATGTTTGAAGGTATAAATCATCATCGCATGCAATTTTAATTCGAAGTTTTGTGGTCTATCCCACCGTCTAGACGGCTAATAGGTATCCTCCGTGGAGGGCTAAAAGCCAAATTACAGAGAGGTCCGACACTGAGGTGCCTCTCTGCTATGGAAGTTCACATGAAGAACTTCTATATGTATGAAGAAGGCTAGAGCAAAGAATACTACTAGCCATAGTTCATTGAACTTCTTCACAGGGTAGATAAAGCTTCTTCTAATGAGATATCTTCATCAAACTTTTCTACACGATCAGGCATATCACTAGCTGGAATCTCTTCCTCAATAGTTAGTGGGTCCATCATGTGTAGAGGTATTCCTGATTTAGAAAACTCTGGCTCAGGTGTGAGGCTCGTGATTTGAGCCTGATCACCCTCGCAATCTGATTGATGGTGTGACATTAGAACTTATACTTAGCTCCTACTTTTAGGTTGTATGAGTTGTCCAAGTCACCATTAGTGCCTCCAGCAAACTCTCCATAAATAGATGTAGCTGAGGAGATGTTATATGTACCTCCGAACTTACCTGATAGTTCTGTCTCTGTACCGTCAACACCGTCAACAGCTACGAGAGCAGGACCACCCTGTACAAAGTAGTCAACCTTTCCATTAGTTCCTTCAGCTCCAACATGTAGTTCTACTGTTCTACCAACATACTGAGATCCGTAGTAACCGTTGTTAACTTCAGTGTTTAGATAAGTGCCAGCGAATGCAGGTGCAGACGCGAATGAGGTGGCTGCGAGAGCAAGTGCAATTGTTTTCATTAAATTAAATAGTTTTTGTTTTTGTGTAAGCGATGCCGCGATACTTGTAAGTAACTTTTAAAGTCATTGGAAATCTCCAAGTACCTCAGACCCCGTTCCATGTCTAAGGTTTCATGCGTCCCATAGGGATGAACGGAAGTATCGTTAGGCTATTGGTGCGACTTCTTTAGCCGCTAAGTCGAGTGGGAAATTATGTGCATTCCTTTCGTGCATTACTTCCATGCCAAGGTCAGCTCTGTTAAGAACGTCAGCCCAAGTAGGAATAACTCTGCCATTGGTCGCTGTGACGGATTGATTGAAATTGAATCCGTTGAGGTTAAATGCCATTGTAGAGATTCCCATGGAGGTGAGCCAGATACAAACCACTGGCCAAGTAGCAAGGAAGAAATGAAGACTCCTACTATTGTTGAAAGAAGCATATTGAAATATCAATCTTCCGAAGTAGCCATGTGCGGCTACGATGTTATAGGTTTCATCCTCTTGTCCAAACTTGTACCCATAGTTCTGAG